CCGAGCCTCACGGCGGAGCAGCGCGCGGAGGGCTTGCGGAAGTTCCAGAAGCGGAGGAACGAGCTGACATCCAAGGCGGTCGAGCGCGCCCGCAAGGCAGGCGTGAGGGCGGGCTTCGCCTCCGGCTTCTTCCTCGGTGCCGCCGCATGAGACTTCTCCGCCTGTCCGACATCGACCGGATGATGCGCGAGCTGGAGGATTTGAAGTTGAAGAACTTCGATCCGATCAGAGAGCTCGGCTACATCCCGTCGCAGCTGGACTTTGCTGAGACCGTTCAGGGCAGCAAGATGGACCCGTGGCAGGGTGCCTACATGATGAACGCGCCCTTGCAGTCGCGGATCGGGATCGCCGCCTCACGGCAGTCCGGCAAGTCCACGGTGACAGCACTCTTCGTGGCGCACTGCCTGATCTTCATCCCCGGCTTCATGTGTCTGGTGGCCTCCCGCTCCCTGCGTCAGGCCAGTCACTACCTGAACAAGGTGCGGGATGCAGTTTTGTCTGTCATCCCGAGGGATGCTATGCGAACATTGAACCGCCTCAGCATGGAGCTGCCGAATGGTTCTGAGATCGTTAGCATTCCCTGTGCCCAACCGGATGCCGGTCGTGGGTTCTCGCCGCATCTGGTCATACTTGACGAGGCTGCTTTCGCTCCAGAGGAGCTGTTTCGAGCGATTACCCCGTCACTCGCGGCCACTCAGGGTGCCCTCCACATGCTCTCCAGCCCGAACGGACGTCAGGGTTATTTCTTCGAAGCGTTTGAGGGGGATGCGAAAGACGTCTTCTGGAACCAGCGCGTCAAGTGGCAGGATTGCCCTCGGATTACAAAGGAGATCGCCGATATGGAGCGTATCGCCCTCGGTGATCTATATTTCCGGCAGGAGTTTGGGGCTGAGTTCGTCACGCCCCTCGGGGCGTTCTTCGGCAACTCAGCTGTTATGCAGTTCGAGGCGGGCGAGGAAGAAGACCTGACAGGCCTCGACATCCGTGACATGGAGGACCTGCTGGATCAGAGGTTCCCCAAGAGCGATCCGGATATGGAAGACCTCAAGGAGGCATTGAGCAGGGCGGATCGGGTCACCGATCTCTTGTACGGGTAAAGGCATGGAACTGGCGCGCGACACCAAGGTTGAAATCTTCAACAGCGAGGCTGACTGGAAGGACCGTGGGTTCAGCCTGCGGACGCCACCGTTCATCATCGTCAGCTTCGACCCCGCCGGTGACGGCGACGACCGCGATGCCATGATCGTGCAGTCTCGGGAGGAGCACCAGCGCGGTGAGCCCCACGACCCCGACTTCGCGGTCGAGATGAAGTTCCGCGTCATGCTCGCCGAGCGGATGCCGGTCGACTACGAATACCCCGACAAGCTGGCCCGCATTCTGGCGATCCACAAGCAGCTGGTGCGTTGGCAGGTGTCGGGCAGGATCAGCGGCCATGTGATCTGCATCGAGAGCAATGGCGTGGGCTGGGGCCTCGCCAGCGATCTGCGCACCAAGATCGGCCAATTTGTGATATCCTACACCACAGTTGGCAGTTCGATGGACAAGCCTTATGGTGGCGGCAAGGTAAGCATGCCGCGACTGGCAGCACTTGACTGGATGAGGATCATGATGGAGACGCACCATCTGAAGCTGGTTCCCGACGCACCGGGGCACAAGCAGCTCGCGTCGGAGCTGAACTCGTTCGTATGGAGACGCCCCGGTCGCCCTGAGGCGATGCAGGGGCAGAAGGACGATCTGGTCATGGCCCTCTGCGGAGGGCTCTGGGTCGGATCGAAAATCATCGGGCCACTGCTGAAGGCAGCACGTCGCCCCCGCAGAGCAATGGTGAACTGATATGCCCGATGGTGATCTGAGGATTGAGTACGACGAAGAGGGCAACCTCCTCTATGAGCGGCCAGTGCCGCCCAGACCTGCGGGCACGCCGAACACCCCGCACTTCACGAACCTCGCCAACGATATGGACGAGACGCTTCTGGACACGACCGCCACCACCCTGACGGAGTTCGTCTCTCACGACGAGCGCAGCAGGGAGGAGTGGGGCCGGATCAACGCCGAGGCTTGGGAGCTGCTGGGCGTGGGGCCGGAGAGCGTGGCGGACGACGTCGACGAGGACGGCTCCTCGGACACCTCGGATCACCCCCTGATGCTGACGGCGCTGACGCGCTTCATGTCCAAGTCCGTGGCGGCCATGCTGCCCTCGCCAGATGAGGC